CGTGATGGTGCGCCAGCCAATGAGATCAGCGGAGCCCTTAGCAAGGCCGAATTGAACGGGCCGGCCGGTGCGCGGGTCTGGAAGCTGGCCGACTTGGTTACGGAACATGCGCAAGTCGGAGAGCGAGCCAAGTGCAAGACGAATGCGCTGCTGGATGATGGTTTCCTCGTTTGCCATTGGCTTCTCATGACGCATCGCTCACCCTATCGACAGCCTCGCGGTAGCCAGGCGGCTCAGGAATGTTGGCGTTGCGAAGAATCTCGGTCCAGTTAAGACCTTTTGTTTGAGAAGCAGCGCGGCGCATGGGTTCGCGCTGCTTGAGCATCACATGAACCCAGCCAGGCTTATAGCCGTAGTCCTTGGCGATGGCTTCGAGTTCTTCTCGCGTGCGTGCGGATGCGATACGGCGGCGTTTGTTGCGCTGCTCTGCTGCTTGCGATTTTTTGATCTCGACCAATGAGACAGAGATCGGTTTTGGCTTGGATTCTTGAGCTGCCGGGGTAAAAACATGCCCGCACGAAGGGCAGATGGTTGCGGTAATGGGTAGAGCCGCAAAGCAGACGGGGCACTCTTTAACAGGTGGCGCGGCTTCAGATTTTGGCTTGTCATCGAGGCTGTATTCGCGATCAGCGTCAGGGAGGCCGTGACGCAAGATGTTGCCAACGCAGTCGATGATGATGGCCTTATCTTTGCCAGGCGCGGGGCGAAGCGCACGACCAACTTGCTGCAAGTAAAGGGCTGTTGACGTGGTAGGTCGCAACAGTATTGCGGCGGTGACAACAGGGATGTCGGTGCCTTCTGAGATCACCATGCAGTTGGTGAGGACATCAAGGTTGCCGTTACCAAGATCATCAATGAGTTGTTTCCGCGTAATTGGATCGGTATCGCCGGAGAGATGTGCAGCGCGGTAGCCCGCTTCGGTAAACAAATCAGCAACAAGCTGGCTGTGCGCGATGGTGCAGCAAAAAACAATTGCCGGCTTGCCGGGGCAATGCTTGATGTATTCCTTGACGGCATCACCGTTAAACTCGCCCTCTTCGAGTAGGTCGGCGGCGTCTGAAGCGACGAACTCACCGCCGCTTTTCTTGATTGATTTCCAGTCGAGTTTTTTGGGGAGTGTGTAGCAACGGACTGGCGCCAGGTATCGCATCGCGACAAGAGACGATACCGATGGGCCGAGGATCATGTTTTGAAACCAGTCGCCAAGGCCGCGGCCATCAAGACGCATTGGCGTGGCGGTTACGCCCAGGAGTGAGGCGCCAGAGAAGTGGTCGAGGATTTTCTTCCACGATCCGGCGACCGCGTGATGCGCTTCATCAATGATGATCAGAGTCGGCTGCCAGTTTTGTTTGTGCAACCGGCGCACGATGGTCTGTACTGATGCGACCTGTACAGGCGCGTCAGTCGCGGGGAACCCAGCGCTGATGACACCGTGCTGAACGCCAAGGCTGCGGAGCTGCGCCGAGGTTTGGTGGATCAGTTCACGGCGATGAACCAGGACCAAGACCTTGCCGCCGCGCGCTACAGCGTTCTCGGTGACGTAACTGAATATTACAGTTTTACCACCGCCGGTCGGAAGGACCAGAAGAGCAGAGCGCGTCCCGCTGCGGTAAGCGAGGCGAAGGTCTGAGATGGCCTGGTGTTGGTAGGGGCGGAGGTTCAAGCTGTTGCCGCGTGTGTGCTGATGCTATACGATGTGGCTTGTTGCGTCACGCCATGGACAACGCCACCTATCACGCCCACCCAGCGGTCAGCAAGTCGCACCTCGACCTGGTGGCCCGTAGCCCGCTGCATTACTGGGCGCGCTACCTGGACCCGAAGCGGGAGGTGCCAGAGCCGACCGCAGCGATGCGGATCGGCACCGCGCTCCACACGCTGGTGCTCGAGCAGGATCAATTCGAAAGCCGCTACGTCACGGCGCCGCAGGTCGATCGCCGCACCAAGTCGGGCAAAGAAGCCTGGGCAGAGTTCGAGGCTGAGGCTGGCGGCCGTGAGCTGATCGCGGCAGACGATCGCGCGCAGATCAGTCGCATGGCTGAGGCTGTGTGGTCGCATCCAGCAGCAGCGGCGCTGCTTCATTGGCAGGGCAAGGCGGAGACCACCCACATGTGGATGGATCAGGCGACGGGTCTGGCTTGCAAGTGCCGCCCCGACTGGCTGACTAATGACGGCAACCTGATCGTTGACCTGAAGACGACCGAGGATGCCAGCCCCGAAGGATTCCGCAAGTCGATCGGCGCTTATCGCTATCACGTCCAAGCCAGCTGGTATCTGGACGGCATCGAGCACGCAACCGGCCACCGACCTGATCAGTTCTTGTTTATCTGCGTTGAAAAGCGTCCGCCCTATTGCGTGGCGGTTTATGCCGCGTCGCCGGTAATGGTGACGATCGGCGCCGAGACTGCTGCCCGCGATCTGGATGTGCTTGCCACTTGCAAGGCTGGCAACGTCTGGCCTGGTTACAGCGACCAGATCGAGCCGATCAGCCTGCCGCCATGGATGCTGCCGCGGCCGGATGGATTGACGATGCAACCACCCACTGAAATCGAAACCTACTGATCATGACCGAATCCACAGCGATCACCACCCAGCCGGCCGGCTCCGTCTTTTCGGGGATTCAAGCGTTCGAGGATGCGCAGCGCATCGCCAAGGCATTGGCTAGCAGCACGCTAATCCCGCCGCAATTTCAAGGACAGCAGGGCTTTGCCAACTGCCTGGTTGCGCTTGAGATTGCGAACCGGATGCGGATGTCACCCTTCCAGGTGATGCAGAACCTGCACATCATCCATGGGCGCCCATCGTGGAGCAGCCAGTTCATCATCGGCCTTATCAACGGCTGCGGCCGCTTCAGCCCGCTGCAGTATGAGGTGACAGGTCAGGGCGACTCTTTGGCCTGCACCTGCGTCGCCACCGAGCTGGCCAGTGGCAAAGATTTGCGCGGGCCAACCGTCACGATGGCGATGGCCAAGAAGGAAGGATGGGCAACGAAATCTGGCAGCAAGTGGCAGACCATGCCGGATCTGATGATCAGGTACAGGGCCGCGGCTTTCTGGGGGCGGCTTTACATCCCTGAGTTGTTGGTCGGCATCCAGACGCAGGAGGAAGTAGTTGACATTGAGCCGGTGACGGTCAAGCCTGAATTGCCGAAGACCAGCCTGGATCAGTTGAACGCTGCGATCGCTCAGCCTGAGCCCGAACCTGTGGAGGTGGTGACTGATGAACTCTTCTGATTTTTTGACTGATGTGCAGTTGGCTGCACGATGGCAAGTTCACCGGCAGACGCTGCTTAGGTGGCGCCGGCAGGCAACTGGGCCAGCCTATGCGCGCATCGAAGGGCGCGTGCTCTACCCATTGGCCGAGGTGGAGCGATACGAGCAGGCCAACACCATCACTCACGACTGACCCATGACCTTCAAAGCAAACGGCGCATTGTTTAGGAACACCGAGGAAAAGCTGCGCGCGCGGCTGAAGGATCGGTTCGACCCGTCCAAGAACTATCCGATGTATGACGGCGTAATCAGCGTGCCAGCTGATCAGGCGTATGCGATGGCCAAGTACTTGATGGATGCAAAGCCGAACGAACGCGATCAGATCCCGATGCGGATCAGCGGCTGGCGGAAGGAACCGGCCAGCGGCGGCGATGCCTATGTATCGATGGCGATCGAACCCGACTACAAGACGCAAAAGGCGATCGAGGAGTCGGCACCTGCTGCGGCTGAGAGCCTGGCGGCTGCTACCGGCGGCGTGGTGGTTCAGGCTGACGTGTTCTGATGCAGCAGCATCAGCTCCAGGCGTGCGATCTCATGGACCGCCGCCTGGAGCATTTCCTGCTGGCGGTAGGTCTGCCTAAGGAGCTGGGCGGCAAGCTGCCCGGCTTTGCCATTGGCTTCAAGCATCCGGCAGTCGCCTTCCAGCTTGAACAGCTTCTCAGGGGCGATCTCGACCTGCAGCCATTTTCCGAAGTCCATCGAATCGGGGCAGTTGCCCCATGTTGCCTATGAAATGCCCCCAATGCGGTGCCGGCCGCTTCTATGCGGTGATTACCAACAACGTGTATGAGAACCAGACGGTGCGGAAACGGCAATGCCGCCAGTGCAAGCATGTGTGGTTCACGGTCGAGCTGCCGGTGAGCCGGTACGCCATCGGTTACAGCCATGAGCACATGAACAAGCCGGTGCTGCGGGTGCCGGTGGAGCTGGCTGCTGAGGTGACGCCAGGCGGCCTTGCTGATGCGCCGGATTAAGAACTGTTACAGCCCCCTAGCGTGCACTGCCGGCGGTGTCCCATACTGTGTGCACGGCCGACGAGGCCACCACCCACCCCGCCACGTCATGCTCACCATCACCGCCTTTGTGATCTGGAAGCTGCTCCTCCCGCTGCTGGTGCTGGTCGCCATCATCGACTGGCTGACCGCTTCCGACGATCGCCGTGTTCTCATCCTGCGTCGCGCTGGTCTCACCCAGCAGCAGATCGCAGATCGCCTCCACCTCACCCGCTACCGCGTCCGCCGGACGCTCGCATCATGATCACCAACCGCTTCTGGAATCGCGTCGGCCTGCTTGTGCTGATGTTCATGCTCTACGGCATCGGCATCGCTGCCGGCCGTGATCAGGCCACGCTGGCCCACCACCAACACCCTGCGTGCCATCCGGGGTTGAAGCCATGACTGACGCCCCTGAGCTGCGCCGCTTTTACTTCACTATCCGCGACGCCAACGTGATCGAATGCATCTGGGCGTACAGCCTGACGGATGCCAAGGCCAAAGCAGCCACTGACTGGTTGCCGTTCTGGGACGAGATGGAATGGATCGACCCGCAACACATCGCCCGCACCATCGATGGATAATGTTTGCCTTCAGTGGGATGACCAGCAGCAGGGCCGCTACGGCGACGGCATTAGCCGTCCGAAGCCCAAGGCCCGCACACGCGAGTTCAGGCTGCTGGTGTTCAAGCCCGGCTCCCAGCCGATGACATGGATCACCCGCGCCGAGACGAAACGGCACGCGATCAAATACGCGCAGGCTCGCTGGCCCGGCTCTGAGGTAGAGGTGGCATGAACTGCTACCGCGTCACCTTGGCGATCGATCAGGTTGAGCTGCTGGCACCGAACGCGGCCACCGCTGCGCTGAGCGCGATGGAGCTGTACCCAGGCCAGCAGGTGCTGAGCGTGCTGCTTCAGCCCGACTGGGAAGACGATGACGATGACCACCCATCACTGACCGCTGCAGAGCGGAACCCGAGCCTGCGATGACCGACCACATCCGCGCCAAACTTGAAGCGCTCATCAGCGATTCGGGCATGTTCAACGCCGGCCAGGTTGAGGAACGGCTGCGGCTGTGCGCCTTGATCGATGCACGGCTCGACCAACTGGCTGGGCTGCCCAGTCACCCGCACATCTCGGCACGCCGGGAAGAACTGCTTACGATCCGCCAAGCCATGCACCCACACCAATGAACCGGGTTCAACTCGACCAGCAACGCGCCGACATGCTCGAGGCGCTCTACCAGGCCAGTGGCCGCACCTGCTGCACCTATACCGGTCTGTGGGAGGAGTTCACCCTGGACCTGGGCGCCAACTTCCGCGACACCAATTACGCCGAACTCCATGCCGCGTGTGTGCTGGCGATTGGCGAAATCGAGAGCCATCTGGCTGACAAGCACGCGCAGCAGTGCATCCATGTGTGCCGACAGTTCTTGCTCGGTAAGTGGGGCAATGGCTAGCCCGCGCATACCAACGCAGCGCGGTCGCAACTTCACGGTCAACATCCGCATGAGCCGCGAGGAGATCGAAGCTGCCCGCAAACTTGGCGGCGGCAACATCAGCCAGGGTTTTCGGCAGGCGATCCGTTACGCGACCGAGCGCGACCTTAAGCCGGTGAAGCTGGCCACCATGCTCCGCTCAGCCGCTGTGCTGGCGCAGGACCTTGAAGATGCCTGTCAACAGTTCAAGTCTGACGCCATGAGCCGCGTCAGACGCGCTACCACCAAACCATGATTCTCTCCGACACCGAAATCGAAGACCTGATCGCCACTCAAGGGATGGTGCAGGGCCATGACCCAGACCTGATCAATCCAGCCAGCTTGGACTTACGGCTTGGCAACCTGATCATGCTCGAGTCGGTTCAGAACCACCAGATGATCCCGCTCGAGATCAGCCGGTACACGCCAGAGCACCCTTATCAGTTGGTGCCTGGTCAGTTTGTGCTGGCCCAGACGATCGAAACCTTCAATATGCCCGAAGATGTGGCCGGCCTGTTCTTCCTGAAGTCGAGCCGCGCCCGCGAAGGCTACGAGAACCTCCACGCCGGCTATGCCGATCCTGGCTGGCATGACAGCACGCTCACGCTCGAGCTGAAGAACGCGCGCCAGCTGCAATCGCTGCCGATCTGGCCCGGTTTGAAGATTGGCCAGATGGTGTTCTTCCGCATGAGCCAGCGGCCAGCAGTTAGCTATGCCGTCACTGGCCACTACAACAACGACCGGCTTGCCACCGCCTCGAGGCAGTTCGATGTCTGATCCCGTCAACCAGCCCGACCACTACCGGCAGGGCGAGATCGAATGCATCGACGCGATCCAGGCGGCGCTGACGGCTGAGGAGTTCCGCGGGTTTTGTAAGGGGAACTTGATGAAGTACGCCTGGCGTGAACGGCACAAAGGAGGCAAGGAATCCTTAATGAAGGCCCAGTGGTACCTAACCCGTTTGCTTGGCACCATGAGCCAATGAACGACCACCACCTGCCAGGTCTGACCTTCCTCGAGCGGCTGGCGGTCGCGATGCTGGTCCGCAGCCCTCGCACCAGCTTGGTGATGGTGAAGGAGCACGACGCCCTTGAGGTGTTCGTCGCAGCGGATCAATCGGATCCGGTAGCGCGGGCCATCATGAGCGGCGACGGTGAACCGGCGTCGATGCTGCTTGAGCGGTTGTATCACGCGCCCAGCTACGGCGAGCCGGAATGATCACGTTCTACGGCGGCCGG